ATCGCCAGAAGCTTCCGTACGAAGATCTCCGCGAGGCGATCTACGAGTTCCGTTGCGCCTTCCCGCGCTACATGGTGAACCTTATCAAGGGCGACAATGACGCAACCAACATTGCCTTCAAGGAGCTTTCCGAACTCCAGGATACTGGCAAAAAGATCGACCACCCGCCTTCGGGTAGTAAAGACGTTGCAGATGCGATGGCGGCTGTTGCGTACATGCTAATGGGTGACAGGAGCTTCCGGAAGGGAGTAACGTCCATATCGTTCGCGCAACCAGACGAACAATCTCAACCAGTTGGCGCAGCTGGTCCGGGCGGTAACCTTCTGCATCCAGCCCTCGGTGGCTTCGGTAGCTTGACAGCTCCCGTCCCTCCATCGGCAGAGCTTGTCGGTTTCTTCCCTCTCCCGAAGCGCTAAGAAGGGAACAGAGGTGGGTATCGAGGTCTTCGGTAAGAATAACCAGCCTCTCGGGAACAGTGACAACCTGTTCAGGAAGGCTAAGCCGCCCACCATGGGCGAGAAGTACGGCAACTGGTCAGGTGACAATCACCTGATCACGAACTTCCCTGGAGGCGGTGCTCTCGTTTTCAACCTGGATCGTCTGACGCTCCAGGACTTCCGGTCGATGCGCGATCACTACCAGATCAACGCGTCGCTGTCGGTACTCACGTTCATGCTGCACCAGCTGGACTGGCATCTCGAGTCTGAAGAGAAGAAGATCGCTTCGACCTGCGAGGACATCCTCCGTGACGTCTGGACGCGGCTGGTTCGCGCCAAGTCGCAGGCATTCTGGGCGGGGCGCTCGCCCAACGTTCTTCAGTGGGAGAACAACGCGATCAAGGGGCGCGTTGACCTCACGAAGATCAAGGACCTTTACCCAGAGGACTGCACGGTCAACTGGAAGAAAGTCGAGGGTGCGAAGAGCTCTGGAGGTGCAACTCAATGGATCAAGATCTACGACGGGATTCGCCAGGTCGGCTGGACGGACCCGATCCCCGTCAAGGCGACGTACTGGTACCCGCTCCTGATGGAGAACGGGAACTACTACGGGAAGAAGATCCTGCGGAGTGCGTTCGTTCCATGGTTTTTTTCGAACCTGATGCATCTCTACTCGAACAGGTACTACGAGAGGTTCGGGGAGCCCCTCCCGGTGGGTCGCGCACCCTTCGATGAGGAAGTGGACATCGACGGCAAGAAGGTTCGCGGCAATATCATGATGGGGAACATTCTCCAGCAGATCCGCAACCGCGCCGCCGTCGTTCTGCCGAACCAGAAGACGCAGGTCGGCCTCAACGACTCGAACCCTGACTTCGACTACCAACTCGAGTACCTCGAGTCCCAGATGCGTGGCGTCGACTTTGACCGCTACATCACGCGCCTGGATGAGGAGATCACGCTTGGCCTGTTCACGCCGCTCCTGGTGACTCGCACCGCTGACGTCGGATCTTACAACCTCGGCGTCGGGCACATGCAGACTTACCAGTGGATGCTGAACGCGATCGCCATGGACTGGACGGAGTACATCAACAAGTACATCCTCGGCCCGATGGTCGACTTCAACTTTAGCGAGAAGGCTCCGCGCGCCAAGATCGTCTTCCGCAAGCTCGGCGCAGAGTCTGCTGACACTATTCGGGCGATCGTCACGGCACTGATCGGCAACGGTTCGATCAAGCCTGACATCACCGAGCTCGGCGAGATGGCGGGCTTGACCCTCAAGGAGGTCCAGCAAGTAACCGAAGATCCGGCCGACCCTGCTGATTCCGGCCAGGATCCGGCCGACCGACGACGCAGCGGCCCGCGTGGCACCGACGAACCGCGCGCTACTGCCAAGGATGTGACCGCACGTGTCAGGAAGCAGGCTGAAAAGGCTTTCAAGGCCGGGACGTTCGGGCCTGGCCTCACGCTTAAGTTCGGCTACGAGCGCCAGCTTGAGCAGAGTCTCAGCGCTGTTGGCGTTGACGATGCAGCGAGCACCGTCCGAAAGCTGTATGACCGAGTCGGTGCGTGGTCTGCTGAGGTAGCTGAAGCCAGGATCTACAACTCGGCTGATGACTTCATGAACGGCTTCGAGAAGGTATTGGATTACCAGCTCGAGGAACTGGCGGCGGCGTGACTGGCCTTCGAGCGGTAGGCAGACGAGCAGGTAAGAAGACAACGCATGATCTGCGTTGTACTTGCCGCCGTCGCCCACTGCTCGCAGTGTACGGGGTGGACGGCAAAGGTCACCGCTACATCGAGGTGAAGGTCTACAAGCAGCGCTCTGTCTATGGCCACATTGTGGTTAACCTTCGAGACGGAGATGTCAAGTTGTTCTGTCGCGAGTGTCACCGATGGTACGTCGTCATGGTGCGACCTGGCGACATTGCTGTCCTGCAGGAAGTGGTGAGTCCGGTCCCAGAAGAGGCATCGGATAGCGAAAATCCGTAATGCTTGCCGGGGATACAACCTACCGAGTAAGGTATGCGATGAGATGAGTACTGCAACCCTGAGCCGAAACGACCGGATGAACGTAGCCCTGTTCTCCGGGCCTTCTTTCGCGCCTGCCTCCGTGGGCATGGAGTGCTTCAAGAAGGATAACGGCGTCGTCGTCGTCAAGCGGAAGCCAGTCTTCCGGTCGGGCACCTTCCGTGACAGCATGGGCATTCAGTCGACGTGGGAAGCTCTCCACATCGACATGATGAAGAACCACTTCGACATGCTGCGAAACCGCAACATCCTGACGGACGTGCCAGTTCGCGACGGCCACCCCGGCTGGCTGATCCATGGCCTTCCGGGAACCGGTCAGGTGATCGGTTGGCACACAGACGTGACCTCGGAAGAGATCGAGATCGAGCAGGGGAAGTTCCAGTTCCTGCTCGCGGACTACGAGATCACCGACGAGGACGCGAAGGTCAAGGAGCAGAACGGGACCTACCGCAACAGGTCTTCCGAGATCGGTGAGTATCACACCAACGACGAGGCGATGTTCTGGCCTGTCTACATGGGAGTCGCGATGGTCGACTTCTCTGCAGTCGAAGGTCTGAACTTCTCCAAGTTCGGTGCGAATCTCCAGAGCCCGGAAGGCAGAGTTTTTCATGTGTTCATGGACGAGAAGGAGGCACCAGCAGTGAGCGGCGCCCAGACCCCCCCGAACCAGGCGACGCCTCCTGCGGCGCCTGCTGTTCCAGCAGTTCCGGCGGTACCGGCTCCACCGGCCGCCGACCAGCAGCACGCGCAGGCTCCTCAGCAGCCTTCGTTCCAGTTTTCGATCAACGGCCAGCTGACCACCGACTTCGCGGCGGTCCAGACTCACATCACCGCGCTCGAGGGCTTCCGTCGCGAGACGGAGGAGTCGGCGGTTGAGAACTTCGTTCGCAGCCTGGCGACGCCTGCGGGTGGCAACAAGATCCTGGCCTCTCAGATCGACGACACCCTCGTCTGGGCCAAGACCCAGACGCCGGAGCAGTTCGCCGCCTGGAAGAAGCTCCAGGAAGGTGCCCCGGCGCACCCGATCGTCGGCCAGTCGTTCGGCCAGACGCCGACCGAGGGTCAGACGCCGACCGGCAGCCAGGCGACCAACGTGCTCGACGAGTACAACATCGCCAAGGAGCAGGTCGCGATGCACACTCGGGCCGGTGTCAAGCCGGAGCAGCTCGAGAAGATGGCCTCCTACCAGAAGATGAAGGCCCTCGAGCCCCAGGTCCAGGCCGCGCAGGCCCAGAGCTAGGAGATCTGATCCATGCCAGGATTCACTAAGCAGGACGTGGCTGACCGGTCCCCGTTCGGCATCAACGAGTACCTTCGCAGCACGAAGGGAATCCGGTTCGAGCACTACACCCTGTCGGCGGCGACGATCCTCAGCCAGACGATCGACGGCGTTTCGGGGCTCAAGATCGTCAAGCGCGGTCTGGTGCTCGCCAAGATCACGTCGGGCGCGGAGTCCGGCAAGATCGGTCCATTCGTCGCCGGTGCGACTGACGTCGTGGACGGTCGGCAGACGACCTCCAACATCGTCGGCCTCAACGACACCTTCCTGCCGTGGCAGACGATGGACCGTGACGTCGAGGTCGCCGTCGCGTACGACGCGGCTGCGGTTCAGGCCTGGTGCTTCGAGTACAACGGCAACGCGGCGACTCCGTCGCAGGTCACCCTGTCCAACGGCACGGCCACTGCCATGCAGCCCGGTGGGGCAGCTGGCAAGGGCGTCGCCATCCTGTGGAAGTAAGGAGGTAGCCGAAGCATGAGCGGCACCACTCTCAACCCCAACGCCTTCCAGGCGGCCCTGGCTGCCTTCTCGGCGGCTGGCGGCGATGTGAACCAGCTGCAGCACTTCGCGCCGAGCCTGATCGGCCAGGATCGTCTGGTTCGCAAGGAGGTGGCTCTCGGTGTCATCCGCGAGATCCTGCCTCCCGACGAGCACATCGGCCTGAGCCTCGTCCCGTGGCTGTCGGTCGCGTCTGACGACGTGATCTTCGCGTACGCCAAGGGTCTCACGGATGGTCTGGCCCCGGCTCGCGCCGAGGACAGCGAGTCCGAGCTCGCGATGAAGGACGACATCTTCCCTGGACAGGGTCGGGCGTCCATCATCGACTGGGCGCACAAGACTCGGTACTCGGCGTCCGACGTCACGCGCTACCGCGAGATGAACCGCATTCTCGAGCAGATGCGGGACACCAACTCGCTGCCACTGACCATCGGCTCGATGACGGAGGACTGGGCGTCGAAGGTCGCTCGGGACACCGCGCTGCGTCGTCGGAAGCTCGACAACCGGATCGAGTGGATGATCATGACCTCCTTCGGGACCGGTCAGCTCGCCTACAACGACGGCAAGATCAAGTTCACTGTCCCGTGGGGTCGTCCGGCTGCCCAGGAAGCTGGCAACGCCGCCAACGACATCGCAGGCTTCGTCGTGGACGGTGCGGTCGACTGGTCCACCACGACCTTCGACCCGATCGGCTTCATCCTGGCCGTTCAGGAGATGATGTACGACCTCTACTCGGTCCACATCACTCGGGCGATCACCTCGCGGCGTGTTCTCAACCGGATCGTCGCGAGCGACAAGTTCGCTCAGCGTTCCGGTCTGATCGTGCCAGGCGCTACGGCGGGCAGCATCGCGGCAGCTGACCCCAACTACGTCATGGACGGCTGGGGACCTCGGGCGGCGATGCAGGTCGTGGAGAACGCGACCAACCTGAAGTTCATCGAGTACGACTCGGTGTACCGCACCCGCGCGGTCGGCTCCACCTCGGTGGTCACGACTCGGTTCCTCCCGCAGAACGAGATCATCTTCCTGCCGGACGAGTCGGAGATCGCGCAGTTCGACGACACCGAGATCGGCTTCGGCAAGATGCTCACTTCGCCGCACCCGGAGGGCCAGTGGCAGTCCGGGTTCTACGAGTGGGAGCAGGAGCGGATGGACCCCTGGGGTTACGACGTCGGAACTGGCGTCAAGGCCTTCCCGGTCCTTCCGCACATGGACAAGACCTACGCGGTCAACGTCACCGGCGTTGCCCCGTAAGATCGGAGTCTGACATGGCACGCAACAAGGCTACGAGTCGCGGCGGAGGCGTTGTCATCCGTCGCACCCAGGGCCGCCCGGACGGTACTCGCACCTCTCTCGGGAAGAACGCGACGGCGAAGGCCATCGGCGGTCCGACCTCGAGCAAGGCGAGCACCCCGAAGAAGACGACCGTGGTGCCGCGTCGCATCGCGGACTGACACGACGAAAGGGGGAGGCTGGAGATGTCTCCAGTCTCCCCCTTCGCTTCGAGAAACGAGAGAGGCAAATGGCACGAGGTCAGAGGCAGCAGAAGGCTACCGAGGCGGACGAGACTCCGGCCGTGGAGGAAGAGACGCAGGATGTCTCGGCCTACATCGGAGTCGACCCTGTCTACATGAACTACTCGGACGAGCGCAACAAGCCCTACAAGGCCGAGCTCGAAGAGGACGAGGACGGCAACGACAACTCGCACGTCGTGGAGGCCGAGGAGACGGCGTACGCCCATCAGGCGGCGATCCGAGAGAGCTCCGGCCAGGACCCCGAGACCGGCGAGGCGATCGCCGCGAGCCCGGACGAGGAGTACGAGACGAAGCGTGGCGCGTACACGCACGAGGCTCAGTGGTCCCCGAACCAGGCCACCTCGAACAACACTGGCGTGGGCGTGGCGACCATGGATCAGGGCACCGGCAGCACCGAGACCGTGAACCAGGACGGCACCACAGGCGACAAGTCGGACGACGGCACTCCGTCGAACCCAACTCCCCCGGCCCCTCCGGCCAGCTGACAAGGAGCTAGGGATGGCCTACTGCACTGCAGCAGATCTCCTTAAGGGAGACATTCCCCTCGCCGCACAGTACGGCGATGGTACGGGGTTCGTGAACACTGCTGCGGACGAGATGGACGTGGTACTCGGTCAGCTGTACGTGACGCCGATCGAGCTTCTCGACACGCCCGAAAACAGGCCATCCCTGCTCTGGCTGAAGACGTGCAACAAGTTCATTGCTAGTGGCCGTCTCATTCTGGACATCGCCATAGCCGCCGAGGATGACAACCTGAACGCATACGGGCTTAGCCTGTTGAATCAGGGTCTCGACATGCTGAAGGCGATCCAGAGCGGGGCAGCTTCTATCACTGGAGCAACTCCACTGGATCCAACCGCCGGTACTCACGCAACCGGCCCGATGATCTACAACGAGGACTCGGTGAGCCTAGTTCAGGCTGGCTACGAGTTCTTGCTTGATCCGCTAGCCCTTCCTGGCTGGCCGCCGATCGTCGGCTCTGAAGTAAGGCCGTACAACTGATGGCGGGCGGAGCCAAGGGCTACATCGACATCGAGCTTACTGGCGATGCCGATTATGTCGAGAAGTTGCTTGACCATCTGGATCAGAAGTTGGGTCCACAGGGCTTGACAACCTTCTTGTCGATGACGGTTTACCCTTACCTTCTGAGGCGCGCGAAGGAGCGGTTCCAGAATGAAGGCGATGACGTGGTTGGCAAGTGGGCTCCTCTGGCGCCTGCTACGGAGGTCATCCGCCAGACGATGGGCTACGGGGGGGCGCATCCCATCAACGTCAGGACAGGGGAGCTCGAGCGCTATATTACTCAGGGAAGTATCACCTCTTCCGTGCAGGCCACTCCTGTCGGAGCTTTCCTGCAGCACCCCTCCAAGGCGCCAACAGGGAAGTTGAAGAAAAAGCTGAAGGGCGCCCAGCAGGGTGATCCGACTTCAGGGTTTCGCGGAGCGCCACCTCGTCCGGTCCTCGGCATGGATGAGGTTGACCTCGGCTTCGTCATGGCTCAGCTAGCTTTCTTTGTGGGGACGCCATGATTACAGCGGATCCGACTGTTTTTCCGAACAACATTGTCCAGATGATCGTAACAAGAGTTCCAGTTGCGGTTGATGTGGACCTTACGATTCTGCGTCGTGCACTTCGTCCGACTGACCCAAATCAGTCGATAGGAGTCTACCCAAACGTCTGGGGTCCAGAATCCCTGTCGTTCGAGATGGCTCCGAACATGAAGAACATCCCGACGATGCAAGACTATCGAGTCTTCGTTCAGTCGTTCGTGAAGCATCAGGACGAGGAAGAGGCGATCAATACTCATGCTGTCCTCGCTCAGCGTATTCGCTCAATGCTTTACGCCGACGAACTTCTCCAGCTAGCATTCGCAGATCTGGTCTATACGAGTAACGGGAAGACTGAGAGAGCAATGCGCTGGGGGCCTCAAGCCCAACGCTTCATGTCGAATGAGGTTCAGGGCTCGTTCCTACAGAGTTCGATTACCGAATTCTGGCTGCAGACCGTTACTCAGTGAGAAGGAGATGAGATGCCAACCAGCGAGCAAGACCTCGAAGCCCTGCACGAAGGGAACGAGGAACTTCGCACCCAGATCGCCGAGGCGCGGGCTGCCCGAGAGCAGGTCACGAACCAGGCCGAGAACGATGCGCGCGCCGCCGCACTGAAGGAAGAGCAGGCTCGACTGCAGGCCGAGCTCGAGGCCGAGCTCGCGGCTGCAACAGAGGGCCAGGCTGCCGCCGACGAGCTCGCGGCGAAGGCCGACGAGCCGGTCGAGACTCCGTACCAGCGCATGATGCGCGAGGCGGAGGAGGCGAACGCTGCCGCCCAGGCTGCTGCGGACGAGGCGGCGGGCGTCAAGAAGAAGTCGAACGGCAGCGGCAACGGTGGCCAGACGCCTCCGACGACGCCGACGCCAACCTCGGCTCCAACCGGGAACGGAGGACAGTAAGTCATGGGGTACTCATCGCAGGCAGGTAGCGTTGCCTTCATGACGCAGGGCACGCCCGACACCTTCCCGGCGGCGTTCGACACTACGTCCCTGGCAATGAAGCTTCGGTCGGGGCAGCTGTCCCCGAACCGCGAGCTTCTCACCACCGACCCTGAGATCGGCGGCGGGCGCGACACTGTCGACGCCTACCTCGGTGCGGTCTCGTTCTCGGGTGAGTACGAGGCGTACGTTCGCCTGAACACGCTGTGCACGCTCCTCAAGGCTGGCTTCGGCTCGGCCGTGACCGCCACCGTGACTGGTGTGACGACTCACACTTTCACGCCGCTCGACTCCGCGACCCTGCCCTTCGTGGCTGTCCAGGAGAACATCGGCGGCGGCCTGGAGAAGTTCAACTACACTGACGGTGTGGTGAACACCCTGCACTTCGAGTGCGACGCCAACGGCTACATGATGTGCACCGTGGGCATGATCGCTCGCAAGCAGGTCGCGGGCGTGACTGTCGACCCCACTCCCACGTGGGACGACACCTTCATGATCGTCGGCACCAACATCAGCATCACCTACGGAGGCGTGACGCTTCCGGCGAAGTCGTTCTCGTTCGACATGACGAACAACTTCGAGGACGACGACTTCCGGCTGGGCTCGTTCTACATCGGCGACCTGACGGCGAAGTCGCGGGAGTTCAGCGGCTCGATCAACATCCGCCCACAGGACTCCAGCCTCTGGCGGAAGGCTGTGTACGGTGCGGCTGCTGCGACCGCCCCTGGTGGACTCACCAACAAGGAGCAGCTGGTCATCACCGCGACGACCTACGAGGACATCCCGGCCAGCAGCCCGCTGACCAAGGAGTCCATCACGTTCACCCTGCCCAAGGTCGCGTTCGAGCCGTACGCCCTGGAGCAGTCCGGTGACGACGTCATCGAGAACGACATCAACTGGCGCGGTCTCCGGCCGGTCTTCGCGACGCCCGCCTGCACGGCGGTCGTCAAGAACGGCCTCGCCGCCATCGCGTAAGACCGATAGCACACCGGCCCAGGGTCCGCCATCGCCCTGGGCCGGTGTTGTGCTATCATCCGCAGTCAAGATCCATACGCCTTAGAAGGGGCACCAGGATGCCAAGCAACGATTACGACCCGACCTATCCCAACGAAGAGCAGCCGACTCAGCTCGATCACAGCGGGCACACGGTGGTGAGTCAGGGTACCGATGTCGACGAGGTCATCATCGAGGACTACTGGGGTACGAGCGAGACCACGAAGTACTTCATGCCGGACGGCGTGCAGTGGTTCGAGATCAAGAAGATGAACGAGGGCGACCGGTCTCGCTACCAGTACGAAGCTCAGCTCAAGATGACCACGAAACGCAAGACCGGCGACACCGAGATCGACCTGGACCAGGCGAAGGATCGCCGCGCCCTGATCATGAACTCGGTCGTCAACTGGCACATGCGCAAGGAAGGCGTCTGGCTGCCGTTCAATCGGCAGGCCCTCGGCGCGTGGATCGTCGCGACCAACCCGAACTACGTGGACAACCTGATCTCCAAGATCCGGAAGTTCAACCCCTTCCTCCAGGAAGACCTGTCGTCGGCCGACATCCGCGAGCAGATCAAGGACCTCGAGGAGATGCTCGTGGTCGCCGAGAAGCGCGAGGCCGAGGCGGATTTTTCACCCGCCAAGTAGAGCTGTTCGTTGACGACAAGCCCATCCCTGGGCAGTGGCACGGCGCTCTCGAGCTGATCAACTGGATGATCCTGTCCCAGTTCACAGTTTGGCCTGAAGCCGGAGGTCTCCTCGATCAGGATCCACTCTTCCTGCGTCGACTGGGGCAGTACACAGTCCTCAAGTCACGGGCGGACGAGAGGAAGAAGGCGCAGGAGAAGAACAAGAGCCCCAACGTGAGGCGTAGGGGCAGGCGATAGATGTGCCCAGTCGTTTAGCGGCCTAGGACGCTCCGGGGAAGTCGAAACCGACTGAGTAGGACCACCGGTTAGTGCGGTAGGACTCGGAGAGGTCGGCCAGCCGGAGAAACACTGGTTCAAATCCAGTCGGGCACGCCATCCCCCATTGCTTGACGAAGCGATGGGGGATGGCTTATCTTATGCCTGCACTCGGGCACAGTGGAGGCCCATGACTGGACCTTAAGGTCAGCGAGGGAGATTCACTGTGCAAGGCTACATGAACATTACTGTTCGTGTTGCGGCAGCTCGAGCTCAGCAGCAGATCAAGCAGCTGCAGAGTCAGGTTGCAATGCTGGAGCGTGAGTTGGGCCGCGCCAGCGCTGCCGGTGGTTCTTTCATCGGAGACAAGCACATCTCCGCGATGGCCAAGTGGGGTAATCAGGTCCAATGGACCGGCAGACAGATTACCTATAACTTCACTCTGCCCTTGGCGATCGCTGCCGGTGCGGCTACGAAGTGGCAGCTAGCGAACGAGAAGGCCTTCACGCAGGTTCAGAAGGTCTACGGTGACACTCAGGCGGCGGCCGCCTTCTACATGAAGACCCAGAAGGGTCTCACGCAGGAGATGGCTAACCAGAAGGCCACCGAGACGTTCAATCATGAACTTGAGGCTCTCCAAAAGAACTTCAAGGCGCTGAGTAACTACTACGGCGTACAGCAAGACGAGGTCATCAACGTCGCCGCAGCCTGGGCTGCCGCTGGAGCATCCGGCAAGGATCTCGCGGTCGCGACAGATGCCACGATGAAGGCCATCATCCTGGGCGATATGAACGCTGCCGATGCTACGCAGGCGCTCATCTCGATCCAGTCGCAGTATCAGCTGAACAGCGAAGAGTTGATGAAGACTCTGGCGCAGCTGAACGCAGTTGAAAACCAGACCGGCATCTCGATGCAGGGTCTGATTGAAGGCTTTGAAAGAGCCGCTGGGACGGCGCGCACCGCTGGAGTCTCTACTCGCGAGCTCGCCGCCATGCTGGCCGCACTCACACCTGCCACTGGTTCCGCCGCGAACGCTGGTAACGCCCTCAAGACCATTCTGTCTCGCCTCATGGCTCCGACCAAGCAGGCTGCAGACGTCATGGCCGAGATGGGCATCAACGTCACCGACATGAGCTGGAAGTCGGCCAACGGCGCTGAACGCCTCAAGATTATGGAGCAGCGCTTCGATAAGCTGTCTGACTCCGGCAAGGCGTTTGTCAGTTCGATTATCGCCTCGCGCTGGCAGGTGAACAAGTTCGACGTCCTGATGCGAGAACTCGGTAGCTCGACTGGGTTCTATCAGAAGGCTCTCGATGCCACATCGTCGGACACCAAGGTCTTCCAGATTGCTAACCAGGAGCTCCAGAAGGTTCTTGACAGCAATCCGCGCAAGCTACAGATCATCTGGGCCACACTTCAGAACGGCGCGGCAGATGTAATCCAGCCGCTCATCCCGTACATCATCTATCTGGCCGGTGTCATCAAGGATGCCGTCCTGGCCTTCCAGGACTTGCCGCCCGTCGTACAGAAGGCTGCTCTGGCGCTGGCGATCATGGTCGCCCTGTTCGGACCACTTCTGAAGTACTTCGGTTCGACTGCAACACTTATTGGGCAGCTAGGACTGTTCTTCGGTAAGTTCCTGGTGCTCCCGGTACGGGCCGCTTCATTGGCGCTCGGGGGATTGGGGTTCGTCCTATCCAGCGTCGGTACGTTGTGGGGTGCAACGGTCGGCATCCTAGTCCGTGGCGGCGCGGCCGTAGCTACCGGCATCGGAGCAATGGCTGCTGGCGTAGTCAGGTCGTTCGGTGCCGTCGTCGTAGGCGCTCGCGTTCTCGCGGGCATCCCTGCGGCAGTCTTTGCTACCTGGCGCGGAGCCATGGCGGCGATGATGGGAGCCTGGGTCGCCTTCGGTGCGGCAGTCCGTGCGGCATGGCTTGGCGTGCAGCTCGGAATGATCGCTGCGACGAGGATGGGAGCTATTGCTCAGGCTGGCCTCCAGGCCACCATGATGCGCTCCTGGATGATCTTCCTCGGTGCGTGGCGTACGACTGGCATGGTGATGTTCGGCGCAGCTGGCATCGGCATGCGCACCGCCCTACTGGCCGCCCTCAGTCCAGCGAAGTTGTTCGCAGCGATCGGCGCAGGTCTTTCGCGCCTCGGTCCGCTCCTTCTTCGGTTCATCACTGGTCCGGTCGGCCTAGTCGTCACGGCAGTTATCACCCTGCTCCTTCTGTGCCGCAAGCAGATCGAGCAGATCTGGACAAACATCTCTGACTGGTGGAACAGCAGTAACAACAACCTAGTCGAGAACATCATCAAGGCTTGGTACGCCCTCCCAGAGGGTGTGCGCAACGCGCTAGTCGCGGTCGCTAAGATCGTCGAGACTGTCGCGATGAAGATCTACGAACTCTTCAGCTACATCAACCCCTTCGCGCATCACTCGCCATCTCTGGTCGAGAACGTCACGCGAGGCATGGCGGTCATTAAGAAGGAGTTCGCAGGTCTTGGCTCTATTGAAGGCGACATCAAGGGCGCCTACCGAGCTATCAAGGCTTTTGGTGGAGCAGCTGCCGCCCTCGGTCTGGATGACTTCAGCCGTGACCTAGCGCAGATGAAGGAGTTTGCTCCTTCGCTCGTTCCAGGCTTCATGGCTCTCCATGGCGTGCTCGGAGTCCTGAACAAGGATCTCGCCGTCATGGAGCAGCGCATCGCTGCCCAGAAGGCTGTTGTAGACAGGTGGTCTGCTGCGCTGGACGCAGCCAACGCTCGCCTCGACGCGGCGCAGGACAAGCTCGACGCGCTCCAGAAGATTTCGCAGAATTACTCGGATCTTCTTGACGCCGCGAAGAGCAGGCTTCAGGACTGGGCTGACACGCCCATTCAGGGCATGCAGGCGATGTCCGACAAGATCTTTGCCAACGAGATGGCGCAGAAGAAGCTCCGTCTCGAGATGATGAAGATGGAGGACGTAGTCGGTCCTCTGGATGACATCAAGGGCAAGATTGACGCGATCAACGGCTCGCAAGAGTTGCTGCGCGGACAGCAGGCTGACCTCCGATCTGCCGGTGCCGGTTCCGAGATCCTCAAGGTCTACGACCAGGAGATCGGCAAGCTTGAAGAGCAGAAGAACACGTACGGCGACGCGTCTGAAGCACTGCAGAAGATGCAGGATCAGCTCGACGCATTGCAGCAGGCAGGTGAGCGTCTCGACCTTGAGAACTCCCTGAAGTTCGACCCACTGACTCGTCAGATCCAGCAGGCGTCCAACGCTATGCAGGAGATGCCCTTCGATGTCATCATGGCGGGCATCAAGGGGTCGAAGGCTGATGTCGACAAGTACACCAATGCACTCAACACTGCCAACGCGGCAGTCGACAAGCAGAAGCAGGTCGTAGATCAGCTGACGGCTGCCCGCGACGCGACAAGTAAGCAGCTTGACGTAGAGAAGGCGAAGCTTGACAAGCTGAACGACGCTTACTCGGCACTCAAGGATGCGATCAACGACGTCGAGTCTGCGATGCGCGACATGTCAGCTGCCGCCCAGGCTGCTGAGTCTGCACAGAAGGCGAAGAAGGCAAAGGAGGGTGGTCCCCTCACTCTAGCCGACATGCAGGGTGGAGACTTCGCCGATGTCGGCGGTACTGGTGTCCAGCTTCGCAAGGACTGGAATGACCAGTCTGCTTTGATCGATCAGCTCACGAAGGATTTGCAGACTAAGGCTGCGAACGCCTTCAAGGGTATCGACATGTTCGGTCCGATCAAGCAGAAGTGGAACGAGTTTAAGGGCTGGTGGACCGCCAATATCAGCCCAATCTTTGCGACGATCGGCGATTTCCTCAGTCACATCTTTGACAATGTAGACTGGGGTGGAATCTTTGAACCGTTCCAGAAGGCGGCAGGCTTCATCGCGAAGGTCGGCAAGGCCTTGTGGGCTCTGTTCAGTCCAGCGTTCAAGGAGATTGTCGACGGAGTCAAGAAGGGTATCAAGCAGTTCTGGGAAGAGGTCGGCCCTGCACTGTCTGGCCTGAAGGACATCGTTGAGCCAACCAGGAAGGCTTGGGCTACGCTTTGGCCAGCCCTCAAGGGTTTGTTCGGTCTCATCATCGGCGCAGTCCTCCTCGTCCTGACTACCGTCTTTAACATCCTCGGCAACATCATCGGACCTGTCCTTCAGACGATCGGTGCTGTTCTTAACGGCATCATCGACATCATCAAGGGCGTTATCATGGTCGTCGCTGGAATCATCAGCGGCGACTGGAAGACGGTACTTGATGGCCTCTGGCAGATCCTCAAGGGCGTTGTTCAGATTATCTGGGGTATCCTCAAGGGTGCCGCAAAGGTAATCTGGGGAATTGTTAAGGGCATCGTCGAAGGTATCGTAGACTTCTTTACCTGGCTCTGGGACGTCCTGGTCGGACACTCGATCATCCCAGACATGGTGAACGCCATCATCGCAGTCTTCAAGTGGCTTAACTCGATTCCGAAGTGGATCTGGGACAATGTACTGAAGCCGATTGCCAACTTCTTCAAGTCCATCTGGGACAACTTCCTGAAGCCTGGCGTAACAAACATCGCCAAGGGTACGATTGCGATCTGGCAGGGCATCAAGGCGATTGTTCAGTGGATCTGGCTTAATGTACTTCTTCCGATTGCAAATTACTTCAAGGGAGTATGGACCGGTTATCTGTCGCCAGCGATCAATACGATCAAGGACGGCATCATCACAGGGTTCCAGAAGATCGGAGCTCTGATCAAGTGGGTCAACGACAAGTTCATCACTCCACTGAAGACCGCGTTCTCGCTGTTCACTGACGCCGTTGGCAAGATCTTCGACAAGATCAAGGACAAGATCTCCGGGCCGATTGACAAGATCAAGGGCTGGATCAACAACAACCTGATCGACCCACTCAACAAGGTCGTGAAGTTGTTTGGCATCACTATCCCGAAGTTCAGCACGGGTGGTGGGATCAGTACCGAGGGTCACGGGCAGAATTCTGCGGGTCGTCTGGCTACCGGTGGACCGGTGCGTGGGTTCTCGTCGTCATACAAGGCGGACAACATCCCAGCCTGGCTTACGGCTAACGAGTACGTGCAGCCGGTGTCAGCTGTTAGACACTACGGCGTCGGTTTTATGGACGCGATCCGCCGTAAGCAGATTCCGAAGGATGCGTTCAGCACTGATGGATTCTTCCTCGGCGGTCTGATTGACAAGGGCATGAAGACGGTTGACTCCTGGATGGAGAAGGGTCCGGAGTTTGCTGTCAACAAGATTCTCAACCCAGCTATCGGAATGCTTAACCGTGGCTTCCCGACGCCAGAGTTTGTGAACAAGATTGCAACCGGAGTTCCAACCTCACTGCGCGACTCCATCATCAAGTGGAGTAAGGGCAAGTTCACTGCCGATGGTCCAGCTGGTCCTCCCGGAAACGTTGTCAATTATCGAGGTGTGCGACTTAACGAGCGCACCATTCAGATGCTCCTGGCGGCCGAGAGGATTCTTGGTAAGCAGTTCCACATCACCCAGGGGTCGTACTCCACCAGTGTTGCCGCGTCGGGTTCCACTCACGCAGGCGGCGGCGCGATGGACACCAACGATGCTGGAGCAGGCTGGGAGCGCGCGCAGAACGCTTTGCGTCAGGTTGGCTTTGCGGCCTGGTGGCGTCACCCGTGGCAGGGTCCATGGAATGATCACATTCACTCGATCGCACTTGGCGACCCGACCGCCTCGCAGGCAGCCAAGAACCAGATGGCGGCTTACAAGCGTGGTGGAGATGGACTGGGGCACGGCATGTTCGGCGGTGGACTTGTTCCTACCAAGAACGGCGTGATCTCCAGCCTGCGCGGCCTCCAGAGCGGTGCGATCATCAAGGGTGGCCAGGGTGGCACTCAGGTCGTGATTGGCGAGGGTACGCGAGACGAATTGGTACAGCCGCTGCCGAAGAACTGGAAGAACAACACGGATAGCGGTTCGGGCAAGACCGAGATCCATATCCATGGTAACCTCGAGTTCCCGAACATTACCTCGGGTGAAGACGTGGAAGAGCTCATCGACGGGCTCAACGCCTTGGCGGGAGATTACAAGTGACGAGTCTGGTTCGACAGAGTGGCTGGGTTGACTGGGAGCGCAACCTCGGTAAGCGTGTCGCCGTCGAGAACAGTGTTGGCGAGACTTATGTCGTCATCATGGACCCTAATAACAGCGCTCCAGTTGTGGGATGGGGTGCGCGGGACAATGTTACTCGCATGTACCTCTACCAGACGACTGCTCTCAACAAGGATGTGTGGACTCTTCGGGCCACGATCCTCGCTCCGGCAGGAACGACCTTCGTTGACAACTGGCAGGGCTCGTACTCGATCGACATCGACGCGGCTGATAATATCCACATCATCGCCAAGGGCAATACGGGCTGGATTTACTACTGCAAGGTTACTTATGGCACCTGGGCCGTCAGCGCCTGGGAGACTGTGGCTACCAGTTCTGGTCTGACCTGGGTTGCTATGGACATGGCGGTCTCTGAGGCGAACGTCCCTCTGGTTGCTGCCTTCTACACGACGACGACTCCAGGCGACTGGGCTGGCGTGAAGCTCTTCCTGCGTAGGTCTACGCCGGGAACCTGGGCACAGGTCAACCAGCAGATCGGATCAGCAGGTGCGGGCGCGGTGCGAAGCCTCACCTGGGACGTCTCTGTCTGCTGGCTGCGAGATGGCAACTTCACGCTTGACACTACACGTGACTTTATGTACGCCTTCTCTATCACCACTGCCTCGAATGACAATGGAGTCCTACTTTACAGCGGGACTCTAGACGAGACGAACGGCACAGCTGTTACTGGTCACACTCTTCGAGGTACGTACACCTCTGGCGACGTGAGTAAAACCGCGAACTACCTTCTCAAGGCGCGATCTATCTTACTCTTCCCCGCATCCGAGAATTACAACTGTGTCCTTTCAGCACAGACGTACTACCCGAAGCCTAAGTTCAATGTCGTCCGTTGGAAGAGTACTGGTGGAGTGTGGACAAACACCATGCCGCTCTCGACCTACAACTCTGGTGGGTCCGCCTCGCTTTCCACCGGAAGCATGACCCAGACAGCCAAGGGTGGCACGATTGTCTTTTTGACTAATGTGCTGAACTCTGCTGGAACAGGTTGGGACCTCTTTGGTTACCTGGCCAGAACCGCAGATACAGGTGGAAATAAGTGGGGGTCTGGCTTCTTCTACTTCAACGACAAGGATGTTGCGAACCCTTACAATGTCATGGGGGGCGGCAACGGCTGGTCGTTTGCATCTGGTGATCACAGCATTATCTTCGGTCGTCGGTACACCAGCGGCAAGTACGACATCATGCATGACTTCGTCGTAAATGTTCCCGCGCCCATCGCACATACTCCCGCCCAGGGTGAGGTTGTTACATCATCGACTCCGCCAGTGTCACTGACTGCTGACCTGAACCGAGACTTCTCGCAAGGTAGACTCAAGGGTATTTGGCAGTTCGCTACAAGTGCTGACTTTCTAAGCAATATGCGCATCTTCATTTCTGATGACGTTAAGTTGCAGAAGGTTGACGACACAGCATCCGGCGGCAAGACGGTCATCCTTCGGGATACCTTGTCTCTAGCAGAGGAGCTCTTCCAGGGGACCTGGTATGTCCGCGCCCAGATGGATGGGGAGATTGGCTCCGTAGGGGCCCAGGACAACGCTACGACTTTCACTGTTTCGCATCCTCCCTCGGCTTCACCTGTGTCACCTGTCGGATACATGAGTGTAGCTTACGACGGAACCCAGGAGCTCACTTGGGAGTTCAGTGATCCGTATGTCAACGACGAGCAGACCGCTTACCAGATCATCATCGAGAATGCTGACACCCAGGCCGTCTTGTATGACACGGGTAAGGTGGTCAGTGACGCTCAGTCTCATGTCCAGAACTTCGTCGTAGGCGACAAGGGAATCAACCTGCGCTGGCATGTGCGAGTCTGGGACATGGACGACGTAGTAGGTGCTTACAGCGAGTACGGCGTGTTCATGTTTCTCGACGCGCCTACCATCGTGGTCAACAACCCTGCAGTAGGCGTGAACGTCACTACGGCTCTTCCGACAGTACAATTCGTTCCGTCAGTCACCGGCGGACGTACCATCATGAAGTACCGGCTGACCATCTCGCAGGGCAACACTGCAGTCTACGACAGTACTTGGATTGATGGTCCTGCGGGAGGCTGGGCATCTGGCACGACGATTGATTACTCGCGACCAGTCTCGGTTCTGGATAACAACCAGGACTACACGTATCAGATTCGAGTAGTAGACAACACTGGGCTCGAGGGTCGCATCAGTGTTGCGGCGCACACAACCTGGGTAGTGCCGTCGTCGCCGGATACGGTCACTGTTGACCTGACTCCGTACAACACGGAAGACCAGGGTTACGCACTGGTTCAATGGACCGAGGCAAGCCCTGATGTCGACTTCCGTGCATGGATCATTCTGCGTCGTGATCGTCTGATCGATCCGATCACTCTCGCAGATCTGGAGGTTGGTCCATATAACGAGATCGGCAGGATCTTTGACCCTCTCGTGCTGGAGTACAAGGACTTCTATGCGCCATCGGGATACTCGTGTGACTACCAGGTAATTCAGCTGGTGGATCGATTCGGCGATCAGATTCCATCGACTCCGACCCAGGCAACTGTGTCGCCTCGTTCGGATGGGTACTGGTTCATCATTCCCGAGAACGAGTCTTCCATTCCTGACGCGTTCAAGTTGTCCAACGTTACCGCCGACTCCTACACCGATGAGTACGAGAAGGAGATCTTCACGGTCATCGATGGCGGGCGCAAGGTTGACGAAGGGCAGCACCTCGGCCTGAGTGGAACACTGAACGCGCAATTGCGTGACAGTGTCGGCCAGAGTGCTCGCCAGAAGAAGCATCGCCTCGAGCTCATGAAGCAGGACAGTACGTCCAAGCTGTATATGCGGACTCCATTCGGAGATCTGTATCGCGTCTACGTCAACGATCTGCAGGTTTCTCGGATTGCTGGTGTCGGTTCATCTGAGTTCTGCGATGTCACGGTCCCATACCTGGAGGTCGGAGATTGAGCACTCAAATTCCGGCTGAGGTCATAGCTGCCATCCAGTCAGGAACCACGACGGTTACTCGTCGCGCAGAGATCTACGAAGCTGACGCGAAGACGAAGTGGGATCCTGAAGGCGACACCTTGTATACGCCGCGCATCATGGACGGCAGTATCACGGTAGATTACAACCGTGACGAGAGGCGTGCTGGTGACTTCTCGTTTGACAATCGAGACGGTGCTCTGCGACCAGATCCATACAGCGGATTCTGGTATGACAAGATCATCAAGATCTTTCGTGGCGTCGAGTATGCCACAAAGAATTTGTCGCCTAAGATCCTGATCTGCGATGCTCCAGACTACGCAACTGGTTACGCGATTCGAGCTCTCCTGGCGACACTCGGTTTCGACAACTGCTACGTCTCTCTGAATGGCACATACGCTGCCGCCAAGAACTACGACATCTTTGTGTCGTACAACCCAACTGGTGGCGCTGTAGTCGATACCGTGTTCAAGCAGGCGTACCAGGCAGGCAAGGGGGTGATGACGTTCGGAAATCAGTACACCACTGGTAACCTTCCGTTCATCACGACTACTGGCTCGACAGTAGTAAAGGCTGTTGCGCTTACGCCTACAACTTTCGACAACCCCCTCCGTGGTGGCTGGACGGCACAGACGACTACGACGACCGACTCCACGCTGCTAATCACCGGGCTGGGGACCGATGCAACCGCCGTAGCAACGGACCTCGACGGCGCGACGACGCACTACACGGCCATCGTTGCAGCGAACGCGAAGGGCGGTCGCTGGTTCCACTTTGCGCCTCATCAGATTCAGTCTCAGGGCAAGATTCTGATCCGGAAAGCGGTCGAGTGGATTCGCGACTGGAAGCCCACTGCAGAGTGGGAATTGCAGACCGGCGAGTTCATGATCGACAACTTCAAGCAAAAGAATCGTCCTCGGGTGATGAACGTCACCTGTCGTGACATGACCAAGAAGATGCTTGGCTCGAAGTTGGAGAAGAGTACCTCGTTCGCTAAAGGCACTCCGATCATCGAGGTGGTCCGCGCCCTGGCTGCAAACTCGGGGATTACCAAGTTGCGCCTGCCCGTCAGTGGCAAGGTGCTCGGCGCCCGTGTAGATCTTGAACGAGGCACGCCCCGCTGGAAGGTCGCCAAGGACATCTGCACCGCCAACAACTATGAGTTGTTCTTTGATCGCCAGGGTTATCTCACCATGCGTGAGTTTATCGACCCATCCTTCGGCCCGATCACCCAGGTCTTCAAAACTGGGAAGATTAGCGAGGGTGGAAACCTTGTGGAGTACGAGAAGAGCGCTGACGACTCGCGCCTTTTCAACCACATCATCGTCGTAGGCGAGAGGGAGAACGATTCTCTCCTTCCGTTCTTTGCTGAGATCAAGAATACGAACCCAGCGAGTCCTACGCGCATCGATCGCATCGGCGATAGACTCATGGACCCGATTGTCGGCACATACTTCACATCGAATGCGCAGTGTTTTGAGACTGCGCACAACATGATGAAGGTCGCCGCCCTCGAGTCTTACCAGTTGGCATTCTCGTCCATTATGTACCAGTGGCTTGAGTGTGGAGAGGTTATCAAGATCCTTGACCCCGATGCCTTGCCAACCGAACCTGATCGGTACCTGCTTGACACGTTGACCTTGCCCATGGCACTTGGTCCGATGAGTGGTACTGGCAAGCGAGTAACGATTGTGCAGGATG